AAAGTACCACCGGCGTAAATAGCATAAGTAGCGGTAGCTGATCCACCGAAGAAACAATCGTGAATGTGAGTCTTGTAAACTGCCTCTGTGTGATCAATATCTATAGCTTTAGCAGCAGCATTCTGAATGAAGTCAATTCCTGCAATTTCAACACCATTTGCTTCAATACTGAAAATGTTGTGGGCAGTTGATGCTTCAATTGAACAAGGACCCCATTCAAGGCCTGACGTACCAGAACCAATTATCTTTAGTCCTGCTTGACTAATCACTATCTCAGCAGCTTCGGTATACACACCATCTTCTATATGAATCACGTCATAATCCCCAGCTGCAGCAACTGCATCTGTGATATTAGTAAATACATGATCTGATGCAACGTGAGTATTCAAGTATGTGAATATATCAGTACCAGACTTGGCTACATGGTATACATCCCTAACCGCATACGATGAACCGAATCCACCAGCAATTTTACTAGGATTAATCCCAGCTTTTGGATCAATGTTTCTGTCTTTAATCATGATAACCTTTCATAGTTTACCCCCGGGAATCCCGGGATACTTAGTTATAAATTATTAATGGCCGTTTTGAGTGTTCCCGGCCAAACACCTAAATTCTACTGAACGTAAGACAGGCAAGCGTTCTTAACACAGTTGTTAACACCTAGGTTGGCGTAGTAGTAAAGGAATGCCTCGTAAGCGTCATAGTTAGCAACTCGTGAAAGAACCGAACCATCTTCATCAGCCCAACTAATCGGTGATTGCTCGTAAAGCTCTAATGTACTCTTATCAACGAAATACATCGTGTAAGGTGTGCAATCCTTATCAGGAGTCAAAGGAGTGCCATTAAAGTCTATACTCTTAAATCCACCCTTAAGTTCAGTCGTGTTGACGAACCTTTTATCTGACACAAGGATAGATACATAAGAATCTCTCAAGCCGAAAGTTGTAAGAACAAATGAAGTCTCACCATCATTCTTTTCAGACAGGGTTTGAGCTTCCTGCATGTAGTCCTCGGTTAGGGTTGCGGGGGAAGCCGCTGTTCCATAGTCAGCAACAGATGATTTCCAATAAGCGTTGCCTGATGTTGATCGTGTGATGGTCTGTAGGGTATCAAGATGACCGGAATCATCGATAATACCTCGAAGCCCCATCATTTCAGCATCAACAGCATCTTCACGATAGAAGTAACCATTGTCATCCATACCTGAAATTGTTTCACCTGTGATTTGAACAGCTGAATTAACAGTAGTAACTTTTTTGGAATCAACATCAATTGTGTCGTAAGTTGACGAATCACCACCATCAATAACCATACCTTTTACAAAATACTTGGTAGGTGCAACTTCTGAACCAATACTCGATGGAGTTGTGAACCCAATACCCAGAAGTGAATCAAGCGCCCAAGTGGTTGTCTGTGATCCACCATTATTCAAAGCCAATATACCAACACCAGTTCCGCAAGCTAACTGTCTGTTGACGTCGTTTCTCATTGAAGTTGTGACAGACTTCGTTTCAACTTCTAATGCTTTCATAACTGCACCACGATCATCTCGTGAAGCCCGCATAACTGGGCCAGAAATCTCGATACGACCATAGTTATACTTCATGTATACATCAGTCGTTTCAAGTCGTGTGTAGTTCTTTGAGGGAAGCGCATAACCTTCTGGTTTAGCACCAGTTGATGGATGCAAAGCTGTTTGTATGGTCATTCGTGCAAAGTTTCCAGAAGTGTCGATTTTCTTAGCATCGCCTTTTTCAATATTATTCAAAAGTACGGACTTTTTAGGAAATTGCGTCCTAATGGCCGGTTGGTAGTGAATCCTAAGCGCATCATCAAAATATGCACCAGTAGAACCTACCTGTTGCCCTGTTAAATCTGACATAGTAACCTTTCTTAATTATTATTCTTGTTCAAGCGCGGCTGCGGTGGCTTCCTTAAAATTCGTCGGGGTCTTGGGTTCTGGTTGTTTGCTTCCCGAACCACCTCTCTTCTCAGAGAATGTTGATGGTCTAGGTTTAGACATAGCGTTTTTAATCTTCCATTCGTCTAATTCCGTTTCGTGCATTTCCTTGTAAGCTGTCCTAGGGTTAAACGTCTGGTTGTCCATTCCATACTGCAAGACTGCCTTTTTATCGAATTTTGGTCTGCCATCAGAGCCATCGAACTCGGACTCAAGAGATTCGATAGTCTTTTGAAATTCCAAGTCCTCTTTAAGTGTTTTACTCTCTGTAGAAGTGAGGTTTTTCAATTCCTCTTTTACCAATGGATCAGCAAAAAATGTTTTGATATTTTTCTTGCGTTCCTTCTCTTCTTCAGAATCAGGATCATCAGGTTCCTCTTTGGGCTTTTTCAAGTCCGCGAGTTCCTTTGACCTTTCGGTAAAACTCCGCGGAAGCTCTTCAAAGTTAATGTCGGGATATTTCTCCGACAACTCCTTAAAAGTCTTCCCTCTCGTGACCAGATCTTTCGCCTCGTCAGGGGTCAATTCGACATCCCCGACAACGATTTTCTGATCTTCACCTTCACCTTCCACTTTGACTTCAGGGGTTTTATTCCCTGCCTGGTCATTGTTCTCAGCCATGATACTCCTTTGACTTCTCCAAGTGGGTCGTCCTAAGACTTTCACTGAAGTTTCGTCATTATTTATAAAAATAAACCGACACAAATAAATTGTTCGGTTCTTCCGTTCAATTTAATTATATAACTACTTTAAATTATGTCAAGCCCCGCTTTGACCTCCCTGCGGAGGGGCAATTCCCTGCATCTCCTCCTCGCCCTGAATATGTGTAAATAGGCGTTGTAATAGCTCATCATCACCCTGTGCCTCATCACTCTGTGAATAAGAAACATGAATAGCAGTATGCTCTTTTGGTGCATTCTGTGTACTAGGGATATCCTCACCGCGCATCATCGCCTCGTTTTCATCTTCTGCTAATTTAAGCCAGTTATCGCCTTCTGCTCCTGGCTGTTCACCAGGTTGTCCCGCTGGTTGTCCACCAGCTGCCCCAGGTGCGCCTTCTGGAGGTACTGCGCCCCCTGCTCCCTGTCCACCCTGACTGCCAAAACTATCAAGCATAGCGGCCTTAACCGCTGCCTTCTCTGCATCTTTGATAGCTTCTTCAACATCACCGAATTCAATACCCTTTAGATAAGTTTCTGGCCCAATGACTTTCTGTTCTAGTAGTTTGTCTAAGCGGGTGATTCTGCCCTCACGTGTATAGGCCAACCCAGAACCGATAATGACCTTAACCTTATTCTGCGATCCGATAACATATGTATCTTCGGGTAGTTCTTCTTTCGCTTCAACCCCCACCTGGCCCTTAACTTTGAAATAGTCGTTCTTGCTGTCGGTAGTAGTTGCTTTGATCTGTCTTGAAACAACATATTTATTAGCAATAAGTTCCAATATACCCTCTCCTAGCTTGGATAATGAGGTTTCTAAATTGTCTTTTAGGTCTTGCAGATTATTTGCAGTCTGGGCTTTGAGTGATTCCAGCCCGACCCCGGACTTGATACCTTCGGGAACCTTACCCATGAAAGCTTCTTGCACCCCTGATATCTCCTGATCGTATTCATTCAGTCGCTCAATCTGTCTGTGAATATCGGGTGCCATACCAGCGATCCGCAGTTCCTTAATTTCTGAACCAGTGTTGTGTTCAAGAATCTCACCTGTCTCATTGGTAATTTTACTGACCCCGGAGTTCTTTTCTACACTAAACCTGCCACGATTCACTAAGTTGTTGTACTCCACGATCTGTGATTCCAGTCTATTTCTAACTTTTGCGATAGGGATAAGGTTCTTGATATAACCCTCACCACCGATCTCGTTTGGATTGTCATCAGATGATACCGGGATTATAGGATATCTACCATACTCGGTCTGCTCGTTGCGTAGCAAGTGGCCAACGATCCAAGAAGCAATCCAGACCTCAGAATGATAAGCATCGGGATCGGTCTTTTTCTTTTTCTCATCCTTGACCCGTTTCTTATACCAAGTCTCATGAACAATCTTAGTCTTAAGCTCGTCGCTCTCTGAGAAGTCCGAGGCGTACTGGTTGTTGATAAGGTCTTGCTTGAATTCAGATGCCGCCCGGGTGGTGTCACCAGAGATATCATCCATTTCAAGTTTCTTATAATGCTCATTGTTGACAATATCCTGAACTGGCTTAGAAACTGCTATATCTACAAACCTACAGTTCTGAATGTCCCCAGTCTCCATCCCCGCCGGGTCCATGTAAACATCGTACGGGTCCCTGATCCAAACATCGACTTCCCCGGCCAGATTGTCTATGCCAGTCGCTTCTTCATCCCAGCCGTACTGAAAAAACCCGAGTCCATATTTTATAGTATAAAGTGCTACACCCTTAATCATCATTGGCAATTCTAAGTAGTCGTAGTAGTAATCCAGAGTATCCGCGGACTTGCGATTATTAACCACTGCATCCTCAGAAGTAGACGTTGCCGCCACTTCCCACTTAGGTCGGTAAGAAGTCGCAAAGTTCCTGATCGCCCTACAGGTAGAGAATATAGTATTGACTGTCAGCCGAACCTGACCCTTAGGCCGGGGTGGTGTGACCACCTGATTGGTTCGCTTGTTAAACTGAATGTAATGATTCCCCCGATAGTAGTTGTCGTATAGATACCAATTCCAGTCAGAAATCTGGCGGTTCTTCTTGGCCGCTTCGTGCCACTTGCCTAAAGTACCCAAGAATTCTTCATCACTCTTTTTCCTCAGCGTCTCTTCGTTCTTAGAGAACCCTTTCATCTCAACCATTCTTGCCTCCTAACCCCTTAAGTGCGTCATTTGGATCAATGTCTAACGGATCAACTAACTCGTCCTCCTCCACCTTGTTGGGAGCCTTAACTGGCTTCTCAATGCGCTTATATGAAGCATACTCCTGCGGTGTCTTCGCTAGAAGTTTGAGTTCGAGGTCTTTGATGTGCAAATAATACAACCATTCACGGAAACCAATGTAAACTATTAACAATACTACAATGATAATTTCCATATTTTCCTTTCAAAAAAAGAACTGAAAGCTGTGCCATCAGTTCTTCTGTTAGGCGTTATTTACTTAATTATATAACACGTGAATTATTTGTCAATAGCTGATCACACCCAGAGTTTCATCAATGTATTCTTCATCCTTACCAAGTTGCTTGGCGATCTTCTCCTGAGCGGTCAATGGCTTGAAAGTAAACTGTGCCGGTGCTTCAAGATTAACACAACCATATTCCAGCGCTGTGCGATGATGTGATGTCCAGTCGTGTATCGGTAACCTGATCGGACCAGTAGACTGCGAGTTCTCATCCCTCTGTGGATACCGGGCGTTTTTGATCGCTTCCATCCAATATGCGTTCCGTTTAGTGTCGTTGACCTCAAACCCCCGCTGTAGCCAGACCTTCGTCTTTTCTCGCCGGGTAGCAAAGTCGTTTGATTCAGGTTTTGTCTGCACGTATACCCCGGCATCAGTCAATGCTCGGCGTGTTGAATGTGCATTCTTAGACTGATAACTTCTCTTGGCAACATCTGGGTCTCCATAGTGAATAGGTTTCTTGAAATTCTTGAATGCATCGATAGCTTCCAGATCATCATCGTCGTAATCGTAGACTGAATCGATCGGCTGACCAAAGAACGGAAAGAAAAACTGAATCGGATGATCGATACTCATATAAGAATCAACTAATCTAAGTTTCCCATTTAATGGATTGAGTTGCCAGGCCTGAATAGCAGTGCCATCCAAGCCATAGTCCTCAAAGAAGTAAAGCCCCCAGGCCGGGTCATAAGGGAAGTGTCCGAACTCGGCTAGTCTAATCTCAGAATACACTCGGCCCTCAATCGATCCCTCCCAGTTGATCATAATCTCCCGAGCAAAATCTTCGGCTGACCTGCGTTCCCTTTCCGACTGCAACCATTCTTCTGTCTTGCGTGGGTCCAGCTCATGATTTAATGTAATAACCTTGATAACCTCACCGTCTTGCCCGAACCTGAGTCGCTTGGCCTTTGATGGCCTACTACCAGGGGTGGTCAAAACAATTCTACATTCAGTAGTGTCGGCCGTAGCACCCCAGACAGCACTATCGTTGTCCCAGAATGCGAACTCATCCAACATAATAGCTTTCTGTCGGCCACCACGTGAGAAGTTGGGGTTCGATGACTCACCCGATATAACATTACCATTCTCCGAGTTGAGTAAAGACATATAATTCAAATGCTTATTCTGCACAAACCTATCAGGTAGTGCTATCGGGTCCAAATGATTGATAAAATACTCCAACTTACCAAACAATGATTCTTCCTTGTTGGATAGATCGTCTGAATTGCCCTTAGTATTATCAACATAGTCCTCCTTGCGCGAGCCAACCAAGAAGTTGGAACCATCAATAAACCGCCAGAACCAAAAAAATACAGCCAGAACTGTATAGGTTGCCCCCATTTCCCTGCACTTCTCAATGAATAGATCGTCACCGTTCTCAATGGCTTTTCTAATATCATGAACTAAATCATACTGAAATGGGAACAAATGAAACTCATAATGATATGGTTCCTTTTTTGGATTAAAAGTCCACAAGAAATTATTGGTGAAATAGATCGGGTCTTTACTTGCTTTTAGCAGCATTAGGTGCATTTGTGCTTGTATTTTTTCCGCCAGTAGTTCCTTTGAGTTTTTTGTCGATTTCTTTGATTTTCGCACGTAACTCCTTTTCTGATAAATCACTTAACTTGGTAGCATCACCAGAATGTTCAACCGGCTGAGTTGGATAACCTTCTGTCCTATTTGTGACAAATTCGGTTTCTTTTAACTCAGTACGTGAAGCGCGTACTCGGGCGAATGCGATTGACTGCGCGACAGTACGTTTTGATTCTGGATTATCCTTTTTCCAACATCTGAATGATTTATCATCTAGCCTGATGAAATAATTCAACCAATAAGAAACCGAAGTGTCCTTACTCCAGCGACCATCACTCTTAAGCTCTGGGTGATCCTGAAAACCACCTTTGCCCTCGGGATTCCTGTTATAATTTGGATTTTTAGCTTTTACCATATAGTTCTCCCTGACCTCCTTATAGGCCTGTTTAAAATGTAACTGTTGCCCTCCTCCATTCTTATTACCATCTACCACTAATACCAGAGGCTGATATAAATATAATCCCTGCAATGAATCCTAATAAAAATATACCTGCAATTATCATAATACCTTCTTCCCTGTAATTAGACCACTAACTTTTCTTTTTTGGGTCAGCCACTTCATCTTTGACTGCGATTATCATTATTGATTGTTTGACATCAAGCGCGCACTTAAATTTCTTTAACACTTCTGTAATCTCTGTGTTAGCGCCCCTAACCCTATCCTCTTCACTAAAAGACTTCTGTTTTAATAAACTCATAGTACTCCTTCTAATTTAATGGTTTTGATTCCTTCTTCAACCAAGACGGGCTTGCCGTCTCTCAATTTAACCTTAATCTCACCATACTTGATCGACCTTATTAGTATGATGAGTTTTTCATCTTCGGGTTTTAGTTCCATGCTCCTCCTTTTTTTCTTCAGTATCTACAATCAAACTCTCCGCACTTAAAAACATTATAGCCATTGATACCGCATTTTCTACTGCCTTATAAACAACACTACAAGGGTCTACAATTCCAACCTTGAACATATCAACATATTCGTTCGTTTTTGCATCCCAGCCCAGTTTAAGATTCGGATCAGTTGTTATTCTTTCCATAATAGTGTCATAATTTTTGCCTGCATTATGGACAATCTGTTTAATGGGCGCCCTGAGTGATTCATAAAGTATCTTTTCTCCTACATTGTCTGCACTTAAAAAAGATAGTCTCAACAATGCCACCCCGCCCCCTGCTACAATGCCACCTTCTGATGCGGCCCGAGTGGCAGCCAAGGCATCCTCAACCTTATGTTTCTTATACATTAATTCCTGCTCGGTGGCCGCCCCAATACGCAGTACCCCGATGCCACCGGATATCCTAGCAATCCGTTCTTTTAACTGATCCCGGTCAAAGTCCGATATAGCCGTCTTATATTCTGCTTTTAACTCCTTAGCCCTGTTTTTAATATCTTCTTCCGTTCCACCACCATTTACTATGATCGTGTGATCGAATCTAGATATAACTCTTTTCGCTTCTCCCAAGTCGTCCGCCTTAACATCCAAAAGTAAATCCATTTCCTTATGAATGAACCGCGCACCACAGGCCACCGCAATATCTTCCCCTTGTCGGGTTCTCATCTCATCCATCCCCGGGAGTCTGATAACTAGAAATGAAAATATTATTTTCCCTGTTCTGGGATCGATTGTGGTGGTGTTTTTAACAGCAGTAGTCAGTGCCTCCATTTTCATATCATCACAGATTATAACCAAACCATTTGCACCTTTTGCCCTTGCCGTTTCTGCCAAGTGGACTATTTCCTCCTCTGTGGCGATAGTGTGATCCGTTACCACAATAGGTACATCTTCATAAACAGCCTCTTGCCGATAGGGATTTGTCATAAAATATGGTGTCATAAACCCCTGCTCGAACTTTATTCCCTGAGTTATATCCTTTTCTAGTTTTACATCCTTGGATATCTCAACAGTTATCGCCCCATCCTTGCCGACTTCGTGCATCATCTGTCCAATTAGTTTGCCAGTCTTTTCATCCTCGACTGCGATACTAGCCACCTGTGATAACTCTTCTTCGCTGCTAACCTTATGTGCCGATTTTTTTAGTAAATCAATAATCTTCCCAGAAGCCCACTGTATGCCCTCTTTTATCTCAACAGGATCGATACCAGCAGTTATATGTTTAATCCCCTCATTGCATAGCGTGGCCGCCAACAGGGTAGCTGTCGTAGTCCCATCACCCGGCCCATTTTGCTTAGCAGACACTTCTTTAATCATCTGCACACCGGTGTTCACAAAAGGATCTTTTACCTTATTGAAGAACGAGGCGATTGTCACTCCATCGTTGGTGATAATCGGGTGAACCACATCTCGCGACAAAATAGCATTTCTACCACGCGGACCGATAGTCGCCGAAGTGGTGTCGTTTATGAGATTGATTCCTTCTAATAATTTACCCTTAGCCTCTAACCCAAGTAATACTTCTTTCATATTATCCCCCCCAGAATCTCGTCGAGACTCACAATTACAAATTCGTCTTTATCAATAACAACCTTGGCTGGCCCATACTTCTGGTAAACTAAAATATCACCGGGTTTAAATCTATTAACCCCCGGTCCATCTCCCACTGACAAAACCTCTCCCTGATCTTGCGTCTCTTCCACCTTAGCCAATAAGATTCCACCCTTTGATTTCCCCTCTGGGGATTTGGGTCTAACTAGTACTCTGTCACCAATCGGTACGATCATGGTTACTCCTTTGACCTTAATTATTAAATACTTTTTTTAATTCATCTATCATACTTCTAATTATTATTGTATCACATTTGTCATCACGCTTTTTGTATATCTGGGAGTTAATAAGTAATTGATTAAATCTTTTATCACCTAATTGTTTCTTTTTCCTTTTGGTATATTTTCCATCTTCTTTCGCATCCTTGATACCCTTAATCTTTTTCTCTTGTTCGGCTTCCAGATGACAGGGAATATTGTGCATCAAATCACTATTATCATCATCAAATCTTGTGTTTTCTTTTCTTCTTCCCTTGTAGTGAGATACACCAGAGTTTCTTGGATTATCACATAAATTACCACACCAGAAACAAATATCTTTATCTCTTAGTTTAATATACTTTGTCCAATATTTGTCTGATGTTCTTCTTTTTGTTTTGAAAACACTCATATAATAAATCCTATAAAATCTGACCGCTTCAATACTCTTTGGCTAATCCAATGTGTCTCATCTTCATCAACTAACCAGTTTGACTCTACAACAGTAATATCAACATCACTAACTAATATTATCACTACTGCGTGTGGAAATCTCCCTCTTTCCACTCCGATTGCCCCGACTTGCGGTTCATACGAGTTGATGCCCGCTCTACCGCCTGCCCCAATTTGTCTGTATATCCCTGTTTGTGCTTTGGCAAATTCGACACAGTTTTTGTATTTTGTGTCTTTGTAGAGTTTGATTGCTTCGCCTCTTCCTGTGTAGCTTGACCCTTGTTGATTTGTTTGAGCAGCCAGTCTAATTTCTTCTTCTTTTCTATCTTTCTCAGCTCGTTGAAAGCGACTATCGCCCAAAGTAAAAATATGGCGGCTACTATCGCTACTCCTAGGAAGAATATAAGTGCTAAGTTGTGTTCCATCTGTCTCCTCTATATTTTTGTTTAATGTGTTCCATTGTAATAATGTTGCGAGAATAATCTCTAACATAATCCTCATTGTTTAATAATAAACTATGAGTGTTCCATATTATCTTTGTTGTATCGTTTTGTTTATACAACATTCCTTTTATTGTTAAATCTCACTTAGATAGAGGGGTCTGGGTTAGTATTTTTTCCAACAATCATCGAATATATTCCAGTATTTTATCCATATTAACATACTATTGTTTGAACGACATAAGTAACTATGTATCTTCTCTTTCATCTATTCTCCTTGCCTCTACTTATAAATGAATTTATAACTTTTCCTCTATGGTTTTCTACTACAACAGTTGCATTTTCGACTAGCTCTCCATCTTCAGTCATAACAATAGCATCAGAAAAGGAGGGTTTGTTAGAAAAATAAATCTCTTTTATTCTAATGATTATCTTTTCGATAAAATTCATCTTATTCCTTAATTGGTGGGATACTAATAACTATTGTCTCACCACTAATGATTTCGTGGAACTTACAAGTCGTTAATACTTCTCCTGTCGGGTCTACTACCTCAATTGTTACATCTCCTGCCGAATATACAACAGGATAATCTTTAGGAGGTTTCTTTGATTTTTTAAACTTTCGATTAGTTTTGTCGATAAATTCTAATGTGTCTTTGTTCATCTGTTCTCCTTTTATGCTTTTCTTAAATTTCTCTATCGCTGTCGGTTCTTCTACATACCAATCTGTATCTAAATATCCGTTCTTCTCTAAGTATTTACTATAATCTTGCAACATATCCCAAGCATATTCATCAAGAGCTTTGGAGATGAAGTTTTGTAATTTTTCTTCGTCAACACCAAAATCTCTGATATTCATTCGGTCTAGTAATTTCGTCAGTTTTTTGTTTATCTCCTGCTTCTTATTCATCTTTCTCCTTATTTAGCTAAGATTTAATGCTTGTTAATAAAGCAATCGTTAATCTTAAATTCATAACTTCTATATATATATTTCTATTTCTTAATTCTTCTCCAGAGGTATCTGAGTAAGCTAACGATAATATTACCAATGTTTTACTATCATTGAAATATTTTAACTGGATTACTGGTTCCATCTCTCACCCTCTTTAGACGATTGTTTCTCTTGTGATTCTTTGTGGTCGTGTTTATAGAACTCTAGTGCCAAAGAGTCAAGACCTATTTCTGCTCTTAACCACCTAAATATCCACGGTCTCTTTTTGGGTGGTATATTGTATGCTTTCATCTCTCTCCTTATTTTATGTATCACTTTATCGCTTAACTGTTATATATTATCGGCTTATGTATCATTGGTGAGCTATAGGTTGTGAGGGTGGTGCAGCGTGAGGGCAAATGAAGCCCAATACTACATTGTTCCACCCTCAAAGGTTGTACCGACCACATTGTCAGGCGAGCAGGACGAGAAGCAATGTTCTCATTGTCGTACTCCTTTCCAAGT